TCCCACACCACGTCAAGGTTAATTTCAAAGTAGCCATGAGCGATGCGATTACGCATGCCGCGCATACTCCGCCAAGGTACCTGATCATGTGCCTGGGTAAACTCGGCATAGCGATCCATCACCTTTGTGACGGCTTCACCAATGATAATAAGGCTCATGATGACGGCTTGCTGGGTTCGTTTGTCCTCAAGAAAATCCTCTTTGGCCAAACCTTCCACAAAACTACACGCATCTGTGGCGGCCTGCTGCATGTGCTCAAGGTAATCAGGAAGTCTATTCCGTCTATTCCCACTCATATTGGCTGCGCTTCCGCGAGCACCTTCGCCCGGAACTTAAGCGGCAGATCCCCTGACGTTAGTACATCAACGTCAACGCCGAGTAACGATTTCAGTTCTTCTTCAAGATCGCCTAGGTCGAACAGTGTCGCACCAGGCAATGCATCCACCAGCAGATCAATGTCGCTGCCGTCGTGGTCAGTGCCATGTAGCACCGAACCGAAAACACGCGGGTTAGCGGCGCGGAAGCGGCCTACCGCTTCACGCACTGCGGTGCGCTTCATCTCAAGTGCAACAGAGGGGCGCATGGTGATCTTTCCTCATCGCAAGTTATGCATTTCCCCACGTCAGCCACTGAGCCGTAACACGCTTGAACCAGGGCAGTTTGTGCGATGGGTGGTCCTTTAGATGGGCATAAGATCGCGTCACCTGATTTTCACACAAAATATCCAAGGCAACAAAGATAGGCGGCTCATCGCTTTCTATCTCCAGACGCTGTGCAGTCCAGGCAGAAACTTGTTCTTGCGTTGCGTGTGGATGCTTCACGATGTCGGACTCAAGTTGAGAGAAGCGGCGGCGTAGGTCGCTATGGATACGGGCCATCTGTACCGTTCCAGCCACCAGATTAATACTAGTGGCGATGGTGACGGTGACTGCTCCGGCAACAGCCATCCACTCTGCTGTGTACTTGCCGAACGAAGCAATGACGGCGGAAGCGCCCAATAGACCGATAAAAGAACTCAGCATGTTGCAGCGTTCAAAGAACGCCATACGGCAGGAGTGATAGCGCTGTGACTTTTGGACTCCCCACAGGAGTTCCCATCGCATGGTATGCAATTCGGTATTTTTGGCGTCCATGTCCAATAGCATAGCGCTATGGTGCTGGTCTTGCCGATCACGCGGCCAATCACATGAACTGTCTCCATCTTTTTAAGCGATGGTGAGCGGTCGCAATTAATCTACCCATTCACCATCTGACCAGACCAAGCGCAGCAGCAACTGTTCATGCTCTTTTCCGAAATTCCAGCGCCGACTCTGCGTACTGTTCAATTAAGTCCACTCCCCCCGCTAGTGCTGGTGGTGCAGCGGAAAGCACTGCCGCACGCTCCCGCGTGGGAAGCAAGAGTAGGTCAATCGCCGCACGAGTTGCTGCCGTGGCTTGTTGATATGCGGCCCATGGTACGGCGCTGGTGTTATCGGCTGACAAACTCGACTTTTCGGAGCTGTGGTCAACGTCCAGCCAGCCAAGCGGCTTTCCACATTGGATTTCGACGAACCTAGCTGTGTCCGTACGCATTCCGCGGGGCTTTCCAGTAGCGGAATGGGCTGACCCATGTATCCACTGGCTGACTTGCGAATCAGAACGGTCAAGCTGCTTTGCAAGCGCAGTGATTGAGCCTAGTTCTTCGGCCAACTTTGCTAAGTTTTCTCGGCGAATGTCATCTATAAGTTTCACGAGGCAATTAGATTGCCTAAGGCTAATAACGTGAATTCGCTTTAGGCTTGCATTATTATTTAGCCTATGGCTAAATGATGTAATGAACCTAACCAAGTGGACAAGCCAAGAACGCGGGCGCGCATCCCAATTGGCACGGATGCTTTCTGTAAGCTCGACGACCGTAGCCAACTGGATTTCTGGAAAAAAGCCCATCCCACCAGAACGTTGTCCGGCGATTGAGCGGGCGACAGTGCGAGCTGTGACCTGTGAAGAACTCCGCCCCGACGTGGATTGGGAATACCTGCGTGGCACAGCCGCCATAGACCAAGCGAAATCGAAATCTGGTGCAGACATCTTCGGCGCTCCCCCCACAGGCCACAGGCAGGAGGTGTCCGATGCGGCGTGAGAAAGGCACTTTTTTTACTTCGCTGTGGGGTGCTTCTTTACGTACCCTTTTATCCATTTGTGGAGGACGATCATCCAAGCCCACCTTGCCACTTTTCTGTAAACGACCGCCACGGTCACAAGTGAAAGCCCGGAAAGACTTATTGCTTGAATTAGATTTGAGTCGAGGATTCGCAGGCAAGCCGATGCGATGGATGTTGGGGAAATCTGAAAAACCCAAAGCAACATCAACGCACACATCCACAAAGCAAGATGAAACATGACGAATATGAAGACTATCGCTAATCGCCCTAAGCGCATGGCCATGTACAAGGCCAACTTCGAGTCGTCTAGCTCCTCTAATTCGCTCATGCCGATCTCCGGTAGTGATTTGGTTGCTTGGAAACACCAAGTCTACCGGCAGATCGGCTCCAACCCGATTCTGATGCGCTGTATTCGATCTTTCCAATGACATTGAATAACCCTTGGTAATGAATCCATGTATGCCGATCCAACCCACATTCGTAGTCACCCGGTGAAGGTGCGTTTTAACGATGCCGAACGCGAATTGATCCTTGCGTTGGCTCAATACAACGGGATGCAACCAGCGGCGTTAGTTCGTGAACTGGCGTTATCGGTAGCAACTGCTGCGATAAAAAATGATAAGCGGCAAGCAGACGCAGCTTGAAGTGCCAAACCAGGCCCTTTGGAGGCCCTGTGAAGATAGATCTAACACCGGCTGTTCAAAAAATATTTGAGCAATACGCACAAATCTATGGACTGGCTTGTGTTGATGAAGCGGTAGAACACGCTGCAAAACAAGCACTAAAGGACGCTTATCTGCTACGGGCCAAGAATGGGCATTCGCCTCTTGGAAAAGGCGTGGTGATTTATTTGAAGGGACTTAAAAAGCCCTTAAGGAATCAAGAATGAAAGCAAGCGATGACAGCGGGGCCGTGGACACGGTGCACTCTGGCGACGGTGATGCCATGAGCACCGCTGTTCGCTTTTTCTTTGATATTTCAGGGATGCAAGAGCAGCTAAGGCAGCTTGCGACCCTTTTGGAAAACATTCCTGTCGATTCCAGAAAGCGTGCTGTTGAGTTGGCTTTGGGCTTTCTCGATCAGCTTTCCTCTGATAAGAAGTTTGATTCTGATCTTGTCTTTAGTCAGCACGTAAGCACACCTGTAGCAGATGGCACCGTCCATGTGACTTACAGCGCGCTGTTCGGCGCTGAATTTGAATGTTTTCTCTCCGCACTGCCGATATTAGCGTCAGTGGAGGCGACAGCGTGAGCTTGACCACTGTACGCCGCTGCGGTACCGTCGCCGCTAAGGAGCCTAAGAACTCCGAGCTCGGCGGTACCCGCACCCGAAACCCATGCGGTTTTTTTACGCCTGCACGTTTTTACGTCGGGAGGGCGGCAGCGATACAACACCCGCAAGGGGAAAACTGCCCGCCGTCCGAGTTCGGTTTCTTAGCCTCCCGACACCCACAGGTGCGGCGCCTAAGAACGTCTCCCCTGTGTTCTTCTCATAACTCGGGAGACATTTTTATGTCGCAGTCCATTATTCCGTTCGATTTTCATTCCCACGTTGTGCGCGTTGTGATGCGGGATGGCAATCCGTGGTTTGTTGCCAAGGATGTCATGGATGCTCTGGATTACGCAGCAACCAGCAATCCGGCTCGTGTAACCGAGCATATTCCCGCCGAGTGGGTTTGTGTGAATCGGATTCACACCAATGCAGGAGAGCGTAAAGCACTGTGCTTAGCCGAACCTGGTTTGTATTTCTTTCTTGGCCGTAGCGACAAACCAAAGGCGCTGCCATTCCAGAAGTGGTTAGCTGGCGAAGTCCTTCCCTCGATCCGCAAGACGGGCGAGTACACAGTGAATCCCGATCTGGAATACGACCAGATGCGCAGCTACTCCAAAGACCGTAAGCAAATGGAGGAGTTAAACACCGCTCATAGCCGTTGGATTAGCGATGTCAGACAGGTACTTGAGTCCGCAGGAATAAAAGAGCCTGAATTTCCAAAAGAACTGGAAGATAGTAAAGCCATTGCCACATCGGCACTCGTCGAACTATTGAGATGGCATCGCTGGATACTGGATTTCGGTCCTGACTTCAGGCTACGGCTGACACCCGTAACACTGCATACCAATGTTCTTACTAGCGACGAAGTAGCGGATTGGGTCAGACACCCAACGTTTCCAAGCAAGCATCTACCAGATATCGCAAAAGCCGCGATTGAGCGCATGAGTAAAGCGTTCTCAGAAAAAGCCATCGGCCCACACCTGGAGCAGGTCGCCCAAAAGGGCATGGGCAATGCAAGCAGGCATCTGTCATGAACACCATCAGTAATGAACAGGGAGTTGGAATGAACGCAATCACACCGTTTCACTTTGAATCGCAAGCCGTGCGTACCGTGGTCGATGATCACGGTGAAGTGTGGTTTGTCGGCAAGGACGTTGCCGATGTACTCGGCTACACCAACCATAACAAAGCTTTGGGCGATCATTGCAAAGGGGTAGCAAAACGCTACCCACTCCCAGATAGCCTTGGCCGCTTGCAGTACTTCCGGATCATCTCCGAGCCTGACATGTTCCGCTTGATTGCGGGCAGCAAACTTCCTGCCGCAGAACGGTTCGAGCGTTGGGTGTTTGAGGGAGTGCTGCCAACCATCCGCAAGACAGGCAACCGTCCCGCGCTTGACCACTCCACTCATTCCGCCAAGGCAATCACTCCATTCCAATTCGAATCCAAAGATGTTCGTATTCAGCTCGACGAGGCCAGTGCGCCCTGGTTCAACGCCAATGATGTTTGCGCCGTTCTGGAGTTTGGTAATCCACATCAAGCCATTGAATCCCACGTGGATGTAGATGACCTCCAGAAGTTGGAGGTCACCGACGCGCTGGGGCGAACTCAACGCACTAACCACATCAACGAATCCGGTTTGTATGCCCTGATCATGGGCAGTACAAAACCTGCGGCCAAGCGTTTTAAGCGTTGGGTGACGAGCGAAGTTCTGCCGACCCTGCGCAAGACAGGCACGTACTCCACACCCGGAGCACTGCCCACCTTGCCTGGGCCGACACAGGATCGCATTGCCGCACTCCTATTAATCGGCCAATACATTTCCACGGTGCCAGGGATGAAGCCAGGGATTGCTGCGGCGGCAACGCTGGCATGCATCAAAAGCAATACGAATTTAACAACCGAAGAAATACGCCGCGCATTGCCTGCGTTACAGGAACCGCTTTGCCTGCTCAACGCCACGCAACTAGGCAAGCGGCTGCATTGCTCGGCCAAGGCGGTGAACCAATTATTAGCCTCCAGAGGCTTTCAGTTCCGTAATGAACGCGACGAATGGGAATTAACCGAAGCCGGTCGCGTGTGGTGTGAAGCCATTCCGTACTCACGCAACGGGCACAGCAGTTATCAACTCTTGTGGAATCCAGACGTCATTGCGTGTCTGAGGGAGGCTGCATGAATTACTACGAACGCCCCCGTGGCGATGATGTACGTAACTCGGAGGCAGCAGTGGTACGGAAGGTTGTTCGCCAGTTGCCGGATGGGTTCTACGGGTTTGTGCAAGACGGAAACATTGTTTACGAGATTCATCCCGCCGACATCAGGGAGGCGCTGCGCTGGATCGAACATTTAGCGCAGAAAACGTGGATCACAAAGCATCACCTAGAACAGTTCGCGTGCATTGCGGCGGACACGTTCGAGATGAGAAGGCAGTGATATGCCGAGTCGTTTGCTTCGTGAGGGTATCTTGAGCAGTGAACGCGTCAATGCGCTGGATTTCCCTGCCGAAGTGTTTTACCGGCGTCTGATGTCCAAGGTAGATGACCATGGATTATATGACGCCCGCCCGTCGATGCTGAGGGCATCGCTGTACCCGTTGAAGGTTGATCGGGTTCGTGAGGCCGACATTTCCCGTTGGATCGCTGCGTGCGAGAAGGCCGGACTGATCGCTCTCTACGACGAAGATGGAAAGCCGTATTTGCAAATGTTGGACACCCGTTGGCAGGCAAGGTCGGAACCTAAATTTCCGTTGCCACCAACTGCCCGTAGTGGCGTTCAGATTTCTACGGATGCAAACAACTGTAAACAGGTGAAAACAGCTGTTCACCTAGTCGTAGTCGAAGACGAAGACGATAAAAACAACAAAATACCTAACGGTATTTTGAGTGCATCGCTTGACAGCGAAGCACCTGACATCGGGGAGGAACATCAAAATCAGAAAAAACCGCCTTTGGGCGAAAAACCACCTTCTGGCGACCGGATTCCGTACCAGGCCATTGTGGATGCCTTCAACGCCACGATGACGGAGCTGCCCAAGGTCAGGGAACTGACGCCGAAGCGGCGCACGTTGATCCGGTCAGCATGGCAGGCGTCGCCACAACGGCGCAGCCTTGGATTCTTTCAGGCGTACCTGGACGAATGTCAGGAGGATCCTTTCCTCAACGGTACTGGGCCGTACAAATCGCCTCACGAAGGCTGGCGGCCAAGTTTCGATTACCTGATGAAAAACGAGGTGGTGACGAAGGTTTTTGAAACGGCGATAGATCGCGAGGAGCGCTGCCAGTGAACGCTCGTCTTTACGCTTTCGATGAACGTTGTACTGGGGAACTACCGGTGCCGCCGTGGTCGTTGGAGGCTGAGCAGGCGGTGTTGGGGGGGCTGATGCTGGCACCGGAAATGCTGGTTAAGATCGCGGACTGGATCACGTCAGAAAACTTCTACCGCCGTGATCACCAGTTGATCTATCGCGCCATTCTGGAATTGGACAGCAAGCGGCAGCCTTGCGACGTGGTGACCCTGATGGACTGGTTCCACTCGCAAGGGTTGAGTGCAGAGGTGGACGGTGGTGCGTATCTGATCGAATTGGCGAGTACCACGCCCTCGGCGGCTAACATTGTGGCCTACGCTGAAATCGTCGTGGACAAGGCGAGGTTGCGTGAGTTGATCGACGTGGGCACCCGTCTTCAGGATGCCGGGTTTAAGCCTGAAGGTAGGGAGACACGCGACCTGATCGCCGAGGCTGAACACGCAATTGCTCGGCTTGCTGATCGCCCACGCGTCGGCGGCATCAAGACGATGCAGGAAGTCGCACGGCGCTGGTTCGACGATTTGCAGTGCCGTTACAGCGACAAGGGACGGTTGTACGGACTGCCGACACCGTGGGGAAAGTTCAACGCGATGACAGGCGGATTAGCCCCTGGTCAGCTGATCATTCTTGCGGCCAGACCGGGGATGGGGAAAAGCGCTTGGGCGGTGAATGTGGCCACGGCAAACGCATTGCATGGCAAGCGGGTACTGTTTTTCAACCTGGAAATGACGGATGTCAGTATTTTTAACCGCTGCATTGCCTCGGTCATGAACGTGCCATTGCAATGGCTTCGTGAGCCTAACGACGACTGCCCCGACAGTGAAATGTTCTGGAGTCAGGTCACTGAAGGGGTGCGCCGGATGCGTGATGCCGGACTAATGATTGATGACACGCCTGGACTCAATCGGGAGCAGATCATGGCGCGTGCGCGCCGTGAGCATCTACGTCAGCCGGTGGACTTGATCATCATTGACCACCTGCACCTGATGCCACTACCGGGGAAGACGCGTGAAACGGTGGAGATTGGGGAAATCACCCGCGATCTTAAGGGATTAGGTAAGGAGCTTGGTTGTCCGGTGGTGTTGCTGGCGCAGTTGAATCGCGGTGTTGAAGCACGGCAGAACAAGCGACCGGTGATGAAGGACCTGCGTGAATCTGGAAACATCGAACAGGACGCTGACCTGATCGTATTTTTGTACCGAGACGACTATTACGCCGAACAGGAAGATCGTGCCAGCGAGTACCCCGGTTTTCTAGAAATCAACATTGCCAAACAACGTGAAGGGCAGACAGGCCGGGTGTGGGCACGCAGCAGACTGGCCTACGGATGCATTGACGATTACGAAGGCGAACCACCTCAAGGCCGCGTTTCCGTGGCATCCGCATCCAGCAAAGCCCGCATGCGCTGGAGTCAATACAGAGACGATCAGGGGTGAAGCAGATGCAATCTTTAACATTGCCGTGGCCGTCCAAGGACCTGTCACCGAACGCACGGGTGCATTGGACACGGCGCAGCAAAGCCGTAAAACAGGCCAGAGGCTACGCCGAGGTGATGGCACGGCGTGCCGGATGGGGTGGCCTGTCGCTGCCTGCTGAGGGACGCTTGGATCTATGGATTAGCTTCTATCCGCCCACACGCTGTCTGCCTGACGATGACAACATGCTGGCGCGGTTTAAGCCGTACCGGGATGGCATTGCCGATGCCCTGGGCATTGATGACCGGCGTTTTGTATCGCATCCGCTAATTGAGGATGAGGTACGCCACGCCGGACAGGTGGTCATCACCATCACGGGCATCACGCAGCAAGCAAGCAACGGAGGGCCACGCCTGCACGCCAATCCTGCATTCTGATCCTCCCCATCCGTGGTGATGGCCGTGTGACCAACGTTTATTCAGGTGATGCCTACCTGAGCGCTATGAAGCGCCTGGTGACTGCTTCTGGTCACCGTTTTTGACGTGAAACCCACAGGACATCCGCCATGACTGATCCGCGACGCTTACTGGCTCGTTTGAACCCGAGCACGATCCGCTACGACACGCTGCCTGGTGGCGTGCCTGAGTTGACAGCGCAAGACATTGCCCATGCCCTGGGGCTGGTGCCTGCGGGCTTGGGGCGTGAGGTACTGGAAGCGTGCTGGTGGCCGGATGGCGCAGCGTTGCGCCGTAGCCCCTTGCGCGATGCGGCGGTGGCCTTGGTGGTGCCGGAGATTCGACGGCAGCAGCAGCGCTTGCTGGAAGCGCGTACAGACGTGGGCATTGTCAAAGCGTGCATGGGGTGGACCCGAGCGACGACAAGCGCACAGCAGGCGGCGCTGAGGCGTGCGGAGGAGCGGCTGGAGGAGGCCAAGGCGCAGCTATGGCCACAGGCAACATTGGAGATGTTACCGGTACTGGTTGCGGCGGTGGTGGATGAGCTGTCCACGCCGCAGTTATGCCCCTGCTGTCATGGTCGGGGGGAACGGCGTGTAGGGGCGTTGGTGAAGGTGTGCACGGCGTGCGGGGGTAGCGGTGCGGTTCCCGCCAGTGACCGCAAGCGCGCCGCTGCCATTGGCCGGGACGAATCCACCTACCGCACGACATGGCGCAGCCTGTATGAGTGGCTGTTGGAGCGGATGGGTGTTGCGGAACGACAGGCGGCGACGCAGTTGCAAGAGGCATTGCAGACAGATGCTGCGTAGTGCGGGATTGATGCCCCCGCACTTTCCCCCCTACTGTACGCGCCTGAGTGGTGCTATGCCCTCATCGAATGATTTACTCGCGCCCTGCCCACCTCAGCAGGGCTTTTTTTTTATTCAAAGCCAGCGACCGCCTTCGGGCGGTTTTTTGCGTACTGGAGTCCCCCCATGCAGACCATTGGTGAAGAAGGCATTGCACTCATCAAGTTTTTTGAGGGTTTGCGGTTGCAGGCGTACATATGCGAAGGCGGTGCGCTGACGATTGGTTATGGCGAGACGGGCAAGCATGTTACGCCTGATATGTGTCTTGCCAATGAGCAGGAAGCCGATGCGATGTTACGTGCTCGATTAGCCAAAGAGTTTGAACCGGCTGTACGGCGTTATGTGCGTGTGCCACTCAAGCAACAGCAGTTCGATGCGTTGGTATCGCTGAGCTTCAATATTGGTGTGGGCGCGTTTCACCGCTCGACGCTGTTACGCAAGCTTAATGCCGGTGATGTTGCTGGCGCGGCGGAGCAGTTTCATGTGTGGAAATGGGCGGGCGGTCGTGTGCAGTCTGGTTTAATTGTCAGGCGTGCCGCCGAACGTGTGTTATTTGAATATGGTGACTGGCGTGCCGAAGCGGAGAAACAGCGTGCCGCTTTGAAGAGCAAGGGCCGCCGTGGTTGATCCCTCGGCCATGATGTCCTGGTGGAAAGAAGCGTTCTACGCGTGCCTTGCGATGGTGGCTGGGGTACTTGGCTACTTAATGCGCACGCTCGACAACGGCGAGAAACCAACGTGGGCGCGTGTGCTGATCGAAGCCAGTGCGGCGGGGCTTGTCGGGCTGTTTGCGATGTGGGTGTGTGAATCGCTGGAGTTAAGCCAGCAACTGACGGCAGTCACAGTGGGGGTGTTTGGTTGGCTTGGAGCCTCTGCCAGTCTGGATCTGATTCAAAGCTTCATTGTCCCCAAAGTGGGGGGCGGGAGAAGGAGTTCGGATGATCGTTAATACACTGCGCCGTGTGGGGCGAGGTTTGCCCAGTGTGCGGCTGCTGATTGAGTACATGATGATTGGTGCGTTGGTGGCGCTGGTTGCACATGCAGTGCTTGCCTGGTCCGAGCGCAGTCAATTAGCGCAGCGGGCGGCGCAGCTGGAAGGCCAGTTAGCGGCGGTGGAAAGCACGTTGGATGCGCAGGTTGCGATCAACACGGAGCAAGACGCTGCGATTACGCGGCTGCGTGCGTTACGGGAGATCGACAGGCAGGCGATTGCGGGGCTGCATACGGATTTGAATCGGATCACGTTGCGCGACCGTGCATTGCGGCAGCGCATGACGCATTTGGAGCAACACAGCGATGAGGCTAAAGCCTTTCTGGATATTGATGTGCCTGACGTGCTTGGGTGCCTGCTCGACGGGGGTTCCTGTCAAGCCAGTTATCGTCACGCAGACCCGCGTTGAGGTGATCACCCCGCCGCAGGTGTTGTTGCAACCGTGTGAGGAGCCGCCATTGCCGCGTGTAGAGACAGTCCGCGACGTGCTGAATCAGACGCTGGGATGGCGTTTGGCGTATGAACACTGTGCGGCGCAAGTGCGCTGTGTTGCGGCATGGGTACAGGCGGCCAGCGTCGGGCAGCCGTGGTCACCGCAGGGCTGCGGGGAAGAGGGCGAATGAGGCGGGGGTTTTTATTTTTTTCGTCTATAAAAAGTAAGCACGGTTTTTAAGAAAAATAACCGGCTATTTTATTTTTCCAAGGAGCGCCTTGATGGTCCAGAAGGGACGTAAGCCATATGTACCGACGGCGGAGAGTCGCGTGTCGGTGAAAACTCTGACGTCATACGGTATTCCTCATGATCACATTGCCTTGGTCATGCAGATCAGTGCACCGACGCTGCGCAAGCACTATCGCCATGAGCTGGATACAGGGAAGATTGAAGCCACGATCAAGGTAGCTAAAAGCCTGTTTGGGATGGCGACGCACAAGACTAGGCCGCATGCCGGTGCCGGGATCTTCTGGATGAAGGTTCATGCTGGATGGAGAGAGACAGAACGCGTTGAGGTGTCCGGTCGCGATGGGGAGGCGATTGAACAGAAGGTTGGATTGGCGTTAGTCGATGAAAAACAAATCGCCTCGGCCCTCAAGCGGCTTGAGGCTGAGTACTGAACAGGCCATTGATCAAGCGGTTATCAAGGCCAGGTGCGAAGCAGATCATTTATTTTTCACGCGGTATTTTTTCAAACAGCGTCAGCAACTGCGGTTTAGGGTGAATTGGCACCATCAGGTGATTGCTGGGGTGGTGGACGATGTGATTGCAGGGCGGCGCAAGGATGTGGTGATTAACGTGCCTCCTGGGTCGTCGAAAACGGAGCTTGTGGCGATTAATTTGATGGCGCGTGGGTTGGCGCTGAATCCGTATGCGCGATTTTTGCATATTAGTTATTCGGATGATTTGGCGCTGCTGAATTCGGAGACGGCGCGGGAAATTGTGCAGTCTGATGAGTATCGTGCGTTGTGGCCGTTGGAGATTGCCGATGATGCCAAGTCAAAGAAGCGTTGGAATGTGGTGGTGGATGGCAAGAAAGCCGGTGGGGTGTATGCGGTGAGTCTGGGGGGACAGGTGACGGGGTTTCGTGCCGGACACATGGCCCCGGGATGGCAGGGGGCGATCATTATTGATGACCCGCTGAAGGTGGAAGATGCCTACAGCAAGACCGGACGCAGTAAGGCCAACCGTAAGCTGGTGTCCACGGTGAAGAGTCGTAAAGCCAGTCCGGACACGCCAATCATTGTGATCATGCAACGTTTGGCGCAGGACGATCCGACGGGGTTGATCCAGTCTGGGGGATTCCCGGGGGCGTGGGAATGTATTGAGATTCCTGCATTGATTGATGATGCCTACGTGTCC